CTTGGAAAAATAAATTGTCGGGAATTTCTAATGAAAAAATTGCTAGCACCGGAAGTCCTTATGTTAAAGAAGGTGGCTCAAAAAGAGGCCCTTACCCTGAAAACTTATATTTACAGTTAAAAGAGCATGTTAGGAAGTTTCTTCGTGCTGGTTCAAGTAATACAGGTAATGATGGTTTATTTGAAGTACTCGAAGAAATTGAAGAATTATTACTCAAAAGAAAATATATTACTGCTGATGACTTAGAAAAATTAGAATTGTATGTAAATGCAATTGCTAAAATAGAAGATAACGAGAAATTAAATCCTAGAAATACTTTATTCACTAGGCCGACAGACTGGAAAATAGCAGGGAAAAGTACAACTGATTCTAGAGCAAAAAACAAAATCCAAATACTTGACGAGAAACCACAAGAAATTTATGGGCATTACAGGGATAACTTTTTTGAAGATAAGTATGGTGTTCCCGAAAAGAAAAAATGGTGGAGTACGGAACTGAATACAGCAAATCCCCCATTAGCACAAGCAATTTTTGGAAAAGGAGATTTAGTAACAGTTGGTCTTTTGGAAATTTTAAATAAAGCCATAGATGAGTTAGAGAAAAAACCAATAGGAATACAACTAAAAGTTCAAAGAAATGCAGATTCCTTAGCGTTAATACCTTCTGTAAGAAAACAAATTTTTGCTTTGTTGAAGAGAACTGACTTGTTTTCTAATGGAAAACCAAAACTAAAACAAATGGCCTCTATTCTTTCTTCGATGGAATTTGTTGTTGGTGATAAGTCATACGGTGCTAGAAGTGCTAGCCCATCTAGAATTATTACTTTCGTTGGTAATTTACCAGAATTTGCTGGCCCTACAGAAGTCTTTTCATTAAAGCCATTTGGCCCTAATGTTATGGCTAACTTAATTATGAAAGTTATTGGTAGAAAAACTTACAAACTTAAGAACGGAAATTATTTAGATATTAAAGGTAAAACAGAAGTACCGAAAGAAGTTAAAAAGTCTTGGATGGAATTACTTTGGAGAGATTAAATTGTGGTTCAGCATTTTAAAGAGAAAGAAATTTAATTTTCAATTAATAAAAGAAACAATTAGAAGAATAGTTGTAGAGTTAGATGGTGAAGGAATCAATACTAAAGACTTGGATAATAAATTAATATCAACTTATACTGAAGTAGTCAATGAATTAGGAACTAAAGAAGAAAAAGCCGCACTCAATAGATTAAAAGGTAAGCAAGAAAGTTTAAGAGCATATTCTAAATTATTAAGAAACTATGGCTATACTACAAAACAATCAAGTGGAAACAATAGAGATTTAAGAACAACAATGTGGGTGAAAGAATGATTACAAGAAAGAGATGTGCTTTTTGTCAACATGAACAAAGAGAAGAGTTTGAAGCAGCATTAGAACAGGGTTCTGTTAGTTGTGACGATTTAGATTCAAGAAACAATTGGAGAAGCGGTACTGCGGCCCAACATCAAAGAAATCACATGGGAGAATATACAAACAGTAGTAACCCCAAATGTAAGTTGTGTGTTGACCCAATGCGAAAACATTACGAAGAAGCCCTTTCTAGTGGTAATATAACAAGTGACGCTATTTCTCAGGTCTTAGATATCTCAAAACAGCAGGTGCAACGACACATGAAGCACCACTTGGCCCCATTGGTACAGCAATCTGCGGCCACTATGATAGCGAAAAAGGAAGTAAATGAGATTGATTTGTTGAGTGCGAATGTTCAACGCTTAGATGATAAATTGAATGATTTGTTCCTTAATACAGATTTAGAACCAAGAGAGATTGATAGCCTCACTAAACTCGCAAAAGAAGTTCGAGAGTCATTAAAGTATCTACTTGAGTTCAAAGGCAAACTTGTTCATAAGAGACAAGATACAATTATTGTCGCACAGATGCAGGTTGTTCAAGAAGTGTTAGCACAGAACAATCCTGAGATTTGGCTTGATATTAAGAAAAAGATGCAGGAGAGATTACAATGAGTTGGAAAAATACATTAAAGAAGAGTATTGCTACTGCTACTCGTTCAGCAGAACTTTGGATTATGAATGAAGAACCCGTTTATAGAGAAGTTTTGGCTAAAATAAAATCATTAGTTAAAAGCGGCCATGATAAAGAAGAGGCTCTTGAGCAATTAGCAAATTGGCTTCCTAGCATAATGATTCACATGGAAGGCTTCATGGAAGAACTAGAAAGAGAAGACCATGATGGTTCAGTTGATTCTCTTAATGATGTAGATTGGGAAGAAGTCGCTAATAACTACGAAGAGGATATTGATACTATCCTTGAAGACTATGCTTAAGGAGAGATTACAATGAGTTGGGAAGATATACTAAAACAAAAGAAGTTTAATTTTAGTGATTTAAACTTTAAAAAGACAGACAATAGATGGGGCGCACTTTACAAATTTGGAGAAGATGTTACTTTTAGCATTGTTGCGGGTAAATATGTTTATAGCAAACCAAAAGAATATCTTGAAGACCCGATGGCATATGAAAAATATGAAGTTATGTTAGGCCATCCCGAAATAAGCATACCCCAAGAAATAGGAATTATGGAAAATGATATGGTTTTCCCCTATAAGACAAAGGAAGAAATTACAGAATATGCAAGAAAGGTTGAAGCAAATTTACCTTCTAAGTTAAAAGAGAAAAAACAAAAGAAGAACTTAGGCAGACTAGTTGATGCGTTTAAAGAATAAGGAGAGATTACCTTGAAGAAGCAAGCATTGATTCCTTTTTTATCGGTGGATATGTCCACTGATATGTTAATCAATGATAAGCAAAAAAAGATTAATAAAAGGGTTTTTATTGACTTCGCTAAAATGATTGGTGATGTTCAATCAGAAAGTAGTTTCTTTTTAAAATTATCTAGAGATGAAGAAATATTTTCTGGATATAAAACAATAGTAAAAGGCAAAAGCAGACAAGAAAAAGAAAACCTCAAACTTAAAATTTTTGAAAATTTTAAAAGAGCAAAGAAAGCACTTCTTGGAAAACAAAGAAAGTTTAACATGGAAGAACTAGATAAAGAGATTTTAGAAGGAAGAAATGTTAATGCCAATTTAATAAAAATGTTTAATATTATAAAACAGAATAAAGATAAGAGAACAGCAAATATAAAAAGAATAATTAAAGAACCAACGAAACTTTTTAGTTTGTTTGTTAGAAATATTCCTGAAAAAAAACCATCTGTTGAAGATTTCAAATCTAACAATTTTCCAATATATTCATATAACTTAGTAGAAGTTATCTTAGCGGAGCCATCTGAAAAAAAAGAAATAAAAAACTGGAAAAAAACCACAAAAAATTTAGGTGGTGGCGATTTAGAAACATGGGCTAGAGTTTATCCTAAAAGTGAAGAAAAAAACTTTCAAGCAAAGAAAAAAGGCAAAATCAAATTACGAAGTAAATTAGCAAGAGAAGAAAGGGTAGTATCAATAGAGCAAAACGAAGTACAAAAGTTGATTGAGGATTTAGGCATTGACAGTGTTTGGGATGATGAAAAGAAAGTAAGAGTTTATTTTAGTAAGCCATTATTAAGAGAAGTATTGCTTGGAGCAAAGGAAATTAAATCCGAGTTTTTCGTAGATGTGGAAAAAGAAAACTTTTCTCCAATAGGAGATTTTACTGATGAACAAGTAAAAGACTATTTTGAAATATTGAGAAGTGCTGGTAATTCTGAAAATAAAGGAACAAAAATAATAACTTTACCTAAATTGAATGGTCAAAAAACTAGCAAAAGAATCTTTAAAAGGTCGGGGAAGTTTCAAGTTTCTATCATACCTGTAGTCAAAGACTTGTTAACTGAAACTACAACTGATTCTATATTTGATAATGTTATCAAAAATTATCCATTGAGCCCGTTAGCGATGTCTATTTCTAGATTTAAAGTTGATTTTCAAAGGGAAAATGAGGATTTGGATTTAGATAGTGAAACTGGCAAAGAAAGATTAAAAGAAAGTTATAAAACACAAGTGGTTCTACAAACACAACTAAGTAAAGAGAATTATGATAAAATGATGGTAGCAATAAAAAATGATTTAGAAGATGATGAGAAAGAATTGATTAAAGAAAATCTTAAAGAAGAGGGTAATGTTATTCTTCCTGTAAATAAAAAAGGCGTAAAGGCTATTAATTTAATAAGAGAATTAGCAGAAGAAAATGATTTTCAGGTTGATACAGAAAAAGACAGTTCATTATCTAAAAATATAGTTACTGCAATAAAATTAGTTCTATCAAAGGGAGAAAAACTAGAAAATGTTTTAGAAATTACTGAAAATTTGGACAAGTATTTCGGAGAAAGCACCAATATTACTATTGTTGATGTCCTTATTATTTCAAATTTCCTAGTAAGTAGAATAATGCAAGTAAAATTAGATGATAAGGTTAAAAAAATTGACACTATTGTTGCGGAGGCAGGAGAAGCCTTATCCCTTGACGACCCCTCGTTGAAAACAGCCATGAATGAACTAGGAATAGAGATGAATAAAGGGCTTAAAGAATTAAAAACTAAATTTAAAGAGAATTTGAAAGAATATTTTGAAAATTTACGAAAAAATAAAGAAAATTATCCAGAAGTTTTCACTGGTCAAATTAAAAATGCACTAATAAAGGCAAATATTCTAAGTTTGGAGGTCGAATCATGAGCGAATATTCAGAATTAGATAAATATTTCCCTGATTTTAGGACAAAATTTTCAAAAAAGGAATTTCAAGAAGCAACTACTAGGACAGATGCTATTATTCCGGCTCTAAAAGGCAAAATTGTGGAAAAAATAAAAGATAATCCAAAATATCCAGAATATAATAATTATGAGGGTAAAAAAAGAGTTATTCTTAATCTTATGGTCAAAGAAATTAGAAAATATTTTACTTCTAAAAAAGTAGATGTTGGTGTTCCACAAAGTAAATCGGGTGCGGTGACAAATGCTCTTGATAAACTAATAAAAAAATACTTAGCAGGAGTAAAATATAGAAATATAAAAATAACTCCTAAAAATATTATGGATTCTGAGTTTGATGAGAAAAATGTGACTGTTACTAAAACGCAAAAGGGTAATGTTGCTAATATTGACGGATTAAAGGAAGAATACCGCAATTTAAAGGAAGGTTTGGAGCCTTTGCATAAGCCACTGAAAAGAAATATGCGAATATTTTTTAGTGAAGTACAGAAACAAATAAAAGATTTGAGCGAAGGTAAAGTTCGACAACAATTAGAAAGTCGCCTTAAGATAGGTATAGATATAAAAAGCATTTTTAATGCTAAAAGTATGAAAAATTTCGAGAAAAGAGAGGATGCCTATGAATATTGGGGTGAAATCAATAAAAAATTAGTTAAATTAGAAGAAAATTTGGATGAATTAAACCAAAAACTAATACAAACTAAAGACAAAGAAACTGAAGAAATACGGAAATTAACCAAATTTCTTAATAATAAAGGCAATAATCTTAACTATATTAAAGAATTTGAGCCGAAAAAAATCAGTGTTAAGGGCTTAGATAGTTCTGCATACTTCGCATTTGAGGCTTTTTTGAATTATATTGGAGGATATATGGAAAAAGAAGACATTGATTCTTTATCTCGATTAAATGTCGAATCAAATTATAGTAAAGAAGGTAATCCAACAGGCCAAACATCCGATATGGAAGAAGAAATAGAAGAAGACAGTTTGCCTACTGAAATTATGTCTGCTAAAGATATATTAGACGAAAAGCAATTTTTAGACCCACTAGGGATTATTTATTTTAGAAAAGAACTCAAAGAACTTGGTGCTGTAAATACAAACCTAGTCAAACTAAAAGAGGAACTAGAAGGGTATTTTGAGGATTTAAATACTGAAAGCGAATATCCTGATTTAGATGTAGAAAATGCAGATGCATTGTTTGAAAACTTTTTAAACAAGTTAGAAGACATTGAAAACATTTCTTCGGGAACTAAATTTTATCTTCCTGTTTTTATGTCCGAAGATACTTCTCTTTCTAAAGAGTATTCAGATTTAATAGGAGAGTCCAGAGAAATAGATAGAAACATTAAAGAATTCCTTGATGTATTTTCGGATTTCTTGCAAATAGATAAGGCTAATTTATCAAGAGAATTTTACGATGAATTTCTAGGCGCAGGTAGTGGGGGTAAAGATAAAAGTGATAGAAACTTAAGCATGCCTTGGTTTAGTTATTCTGGGTTAATGACAACTTCTAGAGGAAGACAAAGATATAGTTCGGAAAATATAAAAGCCGCAAATAATTTAAATGAAGATATTATTGTTTCAATTAATAGCATTTCTCAATTAATTGCAGATTGTTTTCTATTACCCCAGTTTTCTCCATACAGGGCAGGAATAAATCTTCCTTTTGAGAGGGATATAGCACTTAGGGTTATTTCCGCAACAAGACCCCTAAAGGGCAAAAAATATAAAGCAATAAGTGTAATCAATAAAAGACTTCTAGAAAGAGATACTGCTTTTGTTAGCGATGAGGATATTGATGATGTTATAAAATACTTAGAAGAATTAGCGGGTTCGGATAATATTAAGAACTATAACGCCCTATATGATAGGTCTAGTGAACTCTCGGAAACCTTAAAAGATGTAATTGATGAAGAAAGTCTCGATAATCAAATAGATGCTAGTTTAGGTTCTGTTTTGGGTTCAATATACAGGTTGCTAACTCCCGAACAAAAGGAACAAGCAGGTAATAGAAAAAAATTCAAGGGTAAAGAGGTAGAAACTCTTTACAACAAACTTCTACATGATGACCCCGAAGATAGTTATGTAATGAGAGCATTTATAGATGCTTTGCGTTTAAGAGCAAAAAATATGAGTAATAGCGATAAAATCGACAGGTTGTTATCTCTTATAGATAGAGTAGCGAAAAGCATTTTACAGAAAAAACTTCTTGAAGCACACGACGCTTTAAGAATACTTAAGTCTAAGGAATTATATCACTCTAAAAAGAACTTAAACAGTTTTGATGATATGAATAACATGATTATGAAAATGGAAGAAAAATATAATATTGATATGAATGCTACTGAAATAATTGGAATAGTAAAGGCAGTTGATTCTTTTGAAGGTATTGCTGAAGACTACGGCATTGATTCGGAACATGTTTATATTGTAAAGGCAAACTTTAGGTGAGTATTATGAGTATTTTCTGGACTATTATAAATAAAAAGCAAACTACTCTTCCTGCTTTTGATAAGAAAGGAATAAAAAGAAATGTTGGCAAGAAAAACAGTAATGTTTTTATTGCTGCCAAAGAAGGAAATAAAGTATTCTCAAAGAAAGAACTAAGTGATTTTAGTGATGCTCTTCTAAAGGATTTAACTAAATTAAATAAAAATCTAAGAATGAATAATAAAAAACAATTTACAATTACCAGTGCTACTGGAAATGCAGAATGGGAACTAGAGCCATTATTTATGTTGACTAATGTACCCGAAGAAGCAATGCCAATGATATTTAAATTAGCAAAAAAATATAAACAAGATTCAATTGCTGTCTCGAATAAAAATGAAACTGGCGCAAGTTTCGTTACTCCCGAAGGAAAAGTTACAGACAAGTACAAAAAAATGGTTTTTGACTCCGAGGCTCTTTATTCTACTGATTTCCCGACTGGGCAAAGGTTTACTTTTAAGAAACAAAAATATACTGAAAGCGATATTACTTTTAAAGAAATGTCCGAAGACGCAGCAGTTAAGGCTTTTCAAGACGATGGCTATTTTGATTATCAAAAAAGAAGTATGCGGTATGGGCCAAACCTTTCAAAAGATTCTATTTGGGCTACTGCACCGGCAAGAATGTTTGTAGCATTCGATGGTGAAACTCCCGTAGCAGTATGCGGAATAGCAAAGTATAAGAGTGTTTTACTTGGCGCAGGTATTCATACTAGAGAGGCCTACAAAGGAAGAGGTCTTTTTGGTTTATGTGTTCAAAAGGTTCTATCCGAGAAAGGAAGTAAAACTTTGTATATTAATGTCGCTAATGAAAAATTAGCGGAAATGGGTTCATTTAGAAAAAGAGGATTTACTGATATGCAAGTTGAAGAACTTCCCGAAGAAATACAAGAAGAACTCAAAGATACCAAATACGCAGACCAAGTGCAAAAGTGGATTAAGTCTAATACAGGGAGTTGGTTTGGTTTGCTTAAGAATGACATTCGTAAAAAAAGAGACAAAGCAAGAATGTTTTGGGTAAAGATGGGAAATCAAATCCTACAAGATAAAATACCCTTTTTAGAACCAAAAAAGTATGTTAAGTATTCTAATTTAGGTAGAGATAATAAAAGAGCCATAAGGTTTTATTTAGAAGATGGACTTGACAAACCAGAAAGAAGAAATGCTTATTATTCTAAACTACAAGAAGAAATGCTTCGTTCAAGTAATGTTCGTTATGATGTCGAAGACCAAAGCCGAGGTGACAGATAATGACTGAACTTTGGTTTGAAGAACTTAAAAAGAAACAGGATGCCTGTTATCATAAAGTAAAGAGCCGATATAAGAAATGGCCTTCGGCTTATGCTAGTGGTGCTTTAGTTCGTTGCCGTAAAGTTGGTGCAAAGAATTGGGGCAATTCTGTAAAGAAGGCTAATCCTTTGAAAACATGGTTTGAACAAGAAGCCGAAGGTGAAAAAGGACAACCAAAGGTAAAGGGTTGGGTTTCTTGTCAATCTTGTGAAGATGATAAAAAAGGAGCAAAACCTTGTGGAAGACAAGATGCTTCTAAAGGAACTAAACAAAGATGTAGGCCAACTTGTGCCGCTTGTAAAACTTACAAAAGGAGAAAGGGAGCATGAGTTGGAAAAATGTCTTAAAGACTGACCCGAAAAAAGGAACGGGTAAAAAACCAAAAGGTTCAGCAAGAAGACTATACACAGATGAAAACCCAAAAGATACTGTTCCGGTTAAATTTAGAACTGCTCAAGATGTTAAAGATACTTTTAGTAGTTCTGCATTTAAATCTAAATCACACAAAAGACAATCACAAATAATCAACTTAGTTGAACAAAGGGCAAGAGTGGCAGCAAAAAGAGCAAAAGACCCCGAAGCAAAGAAGAGATTAAATGCTGCACATAAAGTTGCTTTAGCAAGAAAAGAATCAAGTAAAAGAAAAACAAGTCGCAAAAGAAGCGCATTTACAAGGTGATTAAATTGACAAGATGTACACTATTAGATGAATGGTTTGATAATAAATCAAAAAAGATTGATGAAACTGAGAAAGAGACAAAGAAAGATTTTGTAACAGGAAAGGAAGTGAAGAAATGAATTGGAAAGAAATACTAAAAGCCCATTGTGGCACAGAAAAAATGGATTGCGATTGTGCATCTTGTAGAGAGAAAACAAATAAGGCTTTAAGTTCTAAGCAAAAGAAACTTGACCGAAATAAAAACGGTAAGTTGGATTCTGAAGATTTTAAAATACTTAGATTAAAAAAGAATATTGAAGAAGAAATTCTTGAAGAAGTAGAAGATGAAGGTGGTGCTTTAGGAATGAAGAACCTAAAAGATATTGCTAGCAAAGATAAATTAAAAGAAACCTTATCTTCTATGGAAGATAGAAAGAAAATATTTGAACATGAAGATGGCGATTTTTACACCCATGAACCCAAAAGAGAAAAGAGAAAGGGTGATTAGGTGAATTGGCAAATAATCCTCAAAGAACTTTCTTGTCCTAGAGCAACTCAAGACTTGAAACTTAACACTAAAAATAGAGATAGAGCCGTTAAAGAAAAGCATATTCAGTATGGGCCTCTTAATTTAGAAGATGAGGATTATTGGGAAAAATATGCTAAAAGGTGGAATACAACTGCCGATGTTGCTAAAGAATCTAATTGTAGTAATTGTATCGCTTTTGATATATCTCCTAGAATGGACAAATGTATGCCATTAACTACTGATGAAGATGGTCGCTTAGGTTACTGTTGGATGCACGATTTCAAATGTCATTCGGCTAGAACATGCTATACTTGGGCTAAAGGTGGCCCAATTGATGACGATAAAACTTCTAAAGAAAATCAAATGAGGGGAGAAAAATGAAATGGGAACAAGTTTTAAAAAAACATCCTGCATTAAAGAGAGCAGGAGTTTCGGGTTTTAGTAAGCCAAAGAGAACACCTAAGCATCCTAAGAAATCTCATGTAGTTGTTGTTAAAGACGGTAAGAAAACAAAAACAATTCGATTTGGTGAGCAAGGCGCAAGCGTAGCCGGAAAACCAAAGAAAGGTGAAAGTAAAAGAATGAAAGCAAAGCGTAAATCATTTAAGAGCCGACACCGAAAGAATATCAAGAGAGGCCCGACAAGTGCTGCTTATTGGGCAAACAAAGTAAAATGGTGAAATTATGGAAATAGAAACCTTTAACTTTGAACATCAAATGGATATGGAGTTATCTCGAAACTCTTTTCCTTATTTTTTTCAAAATGTTCTAGGTTTTATGTTTCCTAAATATCAACAAGAGTGGTTAGAACTAATGAATGATACACAAAGAACAGTTATTGTTTGTAGTCGTGACCACGGAAAATCAGTATTTATGCACAGTTGGGTTGTTTGGAATTTAATATTTCAAGAACCCCCATATCAAATGCTTTATATTTCATCGAACCAAAAGCAGACAATGGTTCACATGAGAGATATTGATAAGATGTTCACTCACCCAATGCTTAAACAATTTAAACCTGCAAGGGGTTGGGCTATCGGTAACATTACATTAACAAACGGAAACCAAATCTTAGAGCGTTCAGTTGGTTCACAGATTCGTGGACTTCACCCTCAAGAGATTATTATTGATGACCCTTTAAAAGAGTTCAGTATGACTGGTATTCAAAAAGTTACAGATTGGTTTTATGGTGACATGATACCGACACTTCACCACACCGCTTCATTGAGAGTTATTGGAACTCCTTTCAGTTATACAGATATTTACCAACAACTTGAGGAAAATCCTGCTTACACTGTCCGAACATATCCTTGTTTCAATGCTCTCAATGAACCATTATGGCCGGAAAGGTGGGACTATGATGCACTAATGGCAAGAAAGGCTGAAGTTGGTTCTTTAATGTTCACAAGAGAATATTTGTGTGTTCCTATTTCTACTGGTACTTCTTTGTTCAATCCTGAGTTTTTGGAGAAAGCAAAGAGTAAAGAACATATTCTTAAGCCGCATCGTCGTGAAGGATATAAGTATTATGTTGGTGTTGACCCTGCTATTTCTACTGATGGTGACTACAATGTTATTACTGTATTAGAAGTAGATGAACACGACAATAAAACAATTGTATTCATTGACCGTTCTAAGAATGTAGAGTTTAGAGAAAACATAGAAAAGGTTAGGTTGATTGGAAAGATGTTTCATCCAGAAGTTGTGCTATTTGAAACAAATACATTCGCTAAATCTTTTACTCAAGAATTGAGAAATGTTAGTGACTTAAATGTTCATGATTTCAATACTACTCGAAAGAAAAAGGAAGAGATTATTTTGAGCCTTCAAATGAATTTTGAGAATCAAAAAATTAATCTACCTTACGGTAATGAAGAAAGCAGAAGGGTTTCAATGACTCTACTTGAAGAGTTGTCAATGTTTGCGATTACTGAAAAGGGCAAGTTTGAGGGAATTGGAGCGCATGATGATATGGTGATGAGCCTTGCTTTAGCCAATGCCGCAACACATACTATGAGTGAAACATTCATATTGCTTGATGATTTAGGCCTATTTGAACAGCCTAAGACCAACAAATACAAGCGTAGTAGTGGTGTTATAGGTATGAATTTTTGAGGTGCTTATATGGTTACAGAACAAAACTTAATAGATTCAAAAGATGAAATTGAAGAGTTAGAAGAACTTCAAGAAGAGAAAAAACCCGTTGTCCAAAGACTTAGTGATGTTGGAATAGAATTAAAATCTATAAGTGATTATGTTATGTCGGATTATGAAGCAGTAACCCTACTATCAAAAAATCTTAACATCAATGCTACTGAAGCAAGAAAACAATTAACTTCTTTTCCTAGACAATATTCTTTTGATGGAGAAAATATCCCAGACTTAGTTAAAAAAATGCGAAGGGCAAGAAGAAAACTAAAGGGTGAAGAAAGAGTAAGAATGGCTAAAGCAATTGATACTATTATAGATGGGTATTCTGACCACATTTCAAAATGTATTGAATCAATATACTGGTTAAACCCGTATAAGGAACCACTCCTAAAAATGAAATTCAATGAAAAAGATTTACTAAAACTTCACAAAATTGATGATGTTAAAACTAGAAGAGTTATTGTAGATTCGTTGTGCAAGTTTTGGGAAAATGATTTAAAGAAAAAAGACATGGTTTATGGCAAAGACTATTCATCTTTAGAAAAGACATGTCGTTTAGCAAAGAAAGACTTTAGGGCGGAGATTAAGAAAATTTCAGACCAATCAATAATCAAAACTAAAAAAGAAAAAGTTCTTAGTTTTATTGAAACTGAAATAAGAAAAAGTCCCGGAATTGGTGCTAAACAACTTCATGACAAATTACCATCTCAATTACACAAAGGAACAACTTCAAACATGATTTCTAAAATGGTTAAAAAATTAGATGTTGCTGTTGTTAATGGTGGCTATTATAAAATGCCAAGCGAAATAAAAAAGAATATTTGGGCTTATACTGCTGCATTTATTGATTCCGATGGCTACATTACTATGGATAGAAACCATAACCCAAGAGTGGGTTTAATTGCTACCGGAGAAAGAGGTCGTGCTTTCATGGAAGAAATGCATAAATCAATAGGTTTTGGTAAATTACATCTAAATCAAAAATCACCACAAGATACACGCCCAGTTCAAAGACTTAATTTTTATTCTCAAGCCCATGTTAGTGATTTATTAACTAAATGTCTGCCTCATTTTAGATTAAAGAAAGGTAATGCAGAATTACTTCTTGAACTGATTAGAATGAAAAAGTCTTATAAAAAAGAAGAGTGGTACAAACCAAGATGTGAAGAGATTTTCAAATTAATGAAATGGGAAAATCATAAAGACCATGTAGGTTTTGATTTCTTAAAAGAAGGTATTTATTTAGATGATATTCAAAAATATAAAGATAACTGTAAAATTTCTTTAATGGACTCTATGGAACAAGTTGGTAGTAATCTTTTGGTTTGAGGTGAGATAATTGGAATATGCTCATTGTGCTAGGTGTTATATTAAATCCCGTAGAGATTTGACAAAATTTGGGTTTTGTCAGAGATGTTGGGAGAAAAAAGGCAAACCACCAGTAATGGGAAGCGATGACTATATAGCAGAAGAGGAACCTGCGAATCAATAGGGGTGTATTCATGGTTGAGAGAAGAAGGAGATTTTCTTTTACTAACTTGTTTAGGCGTTCTACCCCCAAACCTGCCGATAGGCAGATATATAATATGGGTATTCAAGAAAGACAGAATAACTATATGATGACGGCTCCTATTATTTATTCTATGGTTCAACAGTCTGTTATTGTTAGAACTTGTATTACTCAATTAAAGCAAGAAGTTTATCGAAGAGGATATGTTTGGGAAAAGGCTTTTGAAGCAATTTGTAATGATTGCGGAAAGAAACACAAAAGACCTGTTCAACAGTGTTCTCGTTGTGAATCTCAAAATTTAAAAGTTCCTGATGTAAAGCAACTTCAATATGCAGAAAAGTTTTTAGAAGGGTATGTTAATCCATCGGAACAATTATTCATTGATGTTTTAAAAGAATTAGAAGATGACTTGAATACAATGGATGATGCGTACATTGTTTTGGTTAAAGAGTATTTCTTAGACGGTAATGGCAAAATTAGAATGCATCGCATTAAAGAAATCTATCGGGGCGACCCAGTAACTATGTTCATTTATGCCGATGAAAACGGTGTTAAAGGAACAAAGGGTTTTACTTGCATTAATCATAGAACTATGTTAGCGACTGAACCTTATGCTAAGTGTGAAACTTGTGGTTCAGGATTAAAGCCAGTTCATTTTGTTAATAGAGCAAATGGAGAAGACCAATACTTCTTAGAAGGAGAAGTCCTTCATTTCAGTAAATATAGCCCAAGTAGGCTTTATGGTTTCTCTCCTGTAATTACACTATATAATCACATTATGACTCTTATTGCTATGGAAAACTATGTTAATTCTGCTTATACTAAAAGCCGTATGCCAAGAGGTTTGTTAGCGGTTCAAACTAGAAACATGGATTCAATGAGAGCCTTTTGGAGAGGCGTTAAAGAAAAAATGGAGGCAGACCCTCACTTTATTCCTGTAATGGGAATAGAAGCAGAAGGTGGAAAGGGTGCTGTTGAGTGGATTAAGTTCATGGATTCACTAAAAGAAATGGATTACATTTCAGTCAAGGATGACTTACGGGATAGAATTTCAGCATTCTATGGTGTTAGTAAAGTATTCATGGCAGACAATACTACTAGCGGTGGGTTAAATAATGAAGGTATGCAAATACTTGTTACTAATCGAGCAGTACAAATGGCTCAAAATGTTTATAATAATTATGTTTTTCCTTACTTAACTAAGCAGTTTGGTATTACTGATTGGGAATTAAAACTCCCTCCATCCGAAGAAGAAGATGAAATTGCAGGTCTTCGTAAAAGAGAGATAGAAGTTAATATTGCTGCTTCGATAAAGAATTTAGGTTTTGAAGTTGATATGGATGAAGACGGGCAATTTACTTTCAAAAAGCCCGAACCGGAACAACCCGAACAACCGCAAGAAGGTGAACAATCCGAAGCAGACCCTTATGCTGGAACTAATATAGATGCTTCACAAATGGGGCAAATGCAAGAGCAAGCATTACAAGGAACCCCTACGCCACAAGAAAATCCACCGGCCACAAGGAATAAAGCAAGGAACTCCGTAGGGCCGGATAAGCGCATGACGGGATTGCCAGCAGAAGCAGGTAATCAAAATGTTGATACAAGAACAGAAAGAAGAGTTGGATGATATGAGTTGGGATTATTACAATATTAAGAAAGAACAATTAAATGAGCCAAATGATATTATTAAAGTAATTGATAAATTAATTAAAGAAATGAATACGGATGAGTTATTTAGTGTCTATAAAAATAAGAGACTAATGAATATGTTAGAAAATCTTGAGATTAAAAGGGAATATTTAAATTTAGTTGAAGCACTTGAAAAAAGCCAAGAAAGATTAAGAGGATTCAAGATGATGCTTGAACAAAGAAGGTGATTAAAATGACAGAAAATTTAAAGCAAAAAGAAATACGATTGAAAAAAGAATTGGCTAAAGTCAAGGCACAAAATTCAGCAGAAAGTAGAACTCTAAAAAAGACAAGAGATTTCTCGGTTGGTGGATTACCGCCAGATACTACTCATAAGGCAACAAGAACTTCAAATGATGTTCCTGATGTTATTCTACCGCCATCGAAGCGTCGTGGTAAGAAAGAAAACATTCCTTTTTGAGTTGGTTTAAATGGTTTTTCTTAAGGCTCAATTATCAGGCCGAATGGATGATGTTGAGTTCTTACTCAAATGTCTTATTGAACAAATTGAGAATGACATTAGGAAAGCAATTGGTGATGAACCTTTAGATGAAGATTTAGTTTCTGGTAAGAAAAGAATTAAACGAAGTAAATCTGTTTTTTATACTGATGAAGATAAAAACAAAGATAGAATACCAAAAGGTAAAAAAGTAGGAGATAGAAAGGAACCAATAGACGGCAATTTAAGCCCAAGAGCAAAATCAAAAATAGAAAGAAGGCTCAAAAGGCCAATGTCTGCTAAAGAGCGTAAATATAGAGAATCTCTTGATGATTCAGGTATTCAGACTTCTAGCATAAGAGACTTTGCAGCAGCACCAAAACTTAAAAGAAAGAAAAAGCCAGTTTCATCTTCTAAAGATATTGAAATACCTATTACTGGAGAAAAGGTCTTTGAGGCTTATTCTCCAAGACCTAAAAAAGATTTAGAAAAATTAAAAACACTATTAGATAATAAAGAAACTAAGAAATACTTAAATCGTTTAAAACAAGTTGTTACTAGATTTCCGGTAGAAGGAAAACCCAATAAAAGAAGTAGAGAATATAAAGATAATTTGAGAAGTTTCTTAGATAAAAAAGGAGCAGGTGTGGAAGTTTTTAGTTATTTATTAACTGCACTAACTAATTTAAAAGATTCTACTGAAGATGGTACAAAGAAAAAAAGTATTCAAAGAGTAATAGATACTCTAAAAAGACAGAATCAAAATTTACTTGATACTTTAAAAATAAAGAGAGCAAAGCAAACAGATTTTACTTCTGATGTCGAGCAGGGAACTCAATCATTTTATAAAAGGTTAAGTAAGGCTTTTCAAGGATTAGATGTTAAGTTAATAGAAGCATCTAAGAAAAGCGAAGAGGCTGTTTTACTGGAAATTAGAAAAGTTTTGGGTGTAAATGGTAATAGACTAACTATGCTTATTTTAAAAGAAATGAATACTAAAAGAGATGCAGATGAAATAACGCCACAAAAATTAAATTTACCTGATGATATTTTCTACCAAAAAGGGCTTGATGAACCGAGAAAAAAAGAAAAGAAAACTTCTACTCGTCAACTTACCGAAGAATATGAGGCTAAGAAAAAGTTAAAGAAAGCATTTATTTCAACATATAGACTATTAGATATAACTAAGTATAAGCCATACAAACTTAAGATAAGAACAATACCTTATAGTGATAATGCTAAAGGTATTAAATTAATAGAAAACCAAATCAATGAAATCACAAAAATGTTATCAAGCAAAAGATTTAAGCAAGCACTAGGAAAAGATATGCTTGATTATATTAATGATTATGCTTCAATAACAGATGATAGATTAGCAAGAGTTGATTCTGGAACTAAGGAAGAAAAGAAAAAGAAGAAAGAAGAAATTCAAAACTATATGAATATTCGTTTGAAAAGAATCTTAGAGAAACAAAAAACAAATAAGCGAGTGCCAAATGTCCCAAAAGCATTGGTTCGTTCATATGATAAATTAACAGATGAGATAATTAAAGACTTGCGAAAGTTTAGTGTTTTTGCTAAATATGAAAAAGTTAGTGAAAGTCCAGTTACTTTTTTTGTTGATACTGATGGAGAAAAGACAATCAATATGTCTATTATTTTCGATGATTTCAAAAAAGCATTAGATTCTTCTAAAGAAGAAAAGAAAAGATTAGATGAACAAAAACTCAAAGAATATACAGAAAACGAAAAAGTGTTAGAAGATGTTACCGCAAAACTACAAAAATTTGCAGATGAAGAAATGGATGGCATTATGAAAGATATTTCAAGTATTCAAACTTTTGTTGAATACATGAATAAAACAGAAAAAAAATATACAAGTGCAATAAACAAACTCAAAACTATTGACCCATCAAATTTTGATGAGGAAGATGAAAACTTGTTTGAAACAATAAGTAAAACAATGAAAATAAGAATTAAAATAGAAGGGGATGTTTATAATGCGCTTAAGAATTTTGGAGCATTTTTAGGTTCCGTGAAAGAAGAATACAAAGGTAGAGACTTTATAAAAATAATAGATTCATTTGAAGAAGAATTAGATTCTTTCCCAGAAGAAATTGAAAACACTAAAAGAATATTTGGATTGTATAATGATTATGTAGATAGAGTCAGTAGTGTTTTGGAAAGAATTTTCTCTAATTATAGAAATGCAGACATTTCTGCTCTTTAAGAAATAACTTTTGAATTTAATGAATTATCCCGTAAGCAAAGAAGGCTAATTAAAATAGGAGAAGATATTAAAAAGAATGTTAAGGTCGTAAATGATGAAGAAAAAGAAAAAGAACTTTTACTTCAGTTTTATGAAATGAAACAGAATAAATTGAAATCTGGGAAGGATAAAGAACCACCGACAATAGTTGAGAAACTAATACAGTCTTTTAGAGAAAACCCAGTACAAGATAAAGATGGCAAGTTAGTAACAAGCGAAGCCGAAATTGCTAGATACTTGGATGAAAAATATAAAAACTTAACTGACTTAGATAGGAAAGAATTGCAAGGTTACATTGAAGAATCAGATGATAAGGAGGAAGAAGAATGACATGGGATTACTATGAAGAAGGAAAAGAGTTTATATTAAAGGCCGAGAAGAAACAAGTACCTAAAGACCTGCTTGATTCTTTAGGCACTAAAGAAAAAAAGAGACTTAAAAAGGTTTTACAGTCAGCACAACCTACTGAATTTTTTGGGAAAGACTTTACTCAAATGGGTGAATTAATAGATGTTCTTAAAGATTTACAGTTAGTGAAAGATGATAGTAAATTAAACAAAAAAATGAAATCAATGGATGAAAGGAACATTGATATAGTGGCTACTGCTACTGAACTTCGTAAGGACTATGAGTTGCTTTACCGACAGTTAAGAGATTTAGTTTATCCTAAAAAGAAAAAAGGTGATGATGAATGAGTGAAGCAAATGAAGAATTATTAGCCATACTTAAGGCTTTGACAGAAAAAATAGAAAATTTAGAAAAAACAGTTTATCATCAAGATAACATTTTGATGAAATCTGGTTTTGTTGTCACTGAAAGCCCAAGCCCAAAAATGAATAATGGTGGAATTGGTACATCATCCGTTGGTGATGTTGGTAGTATGGAATGGTCAGATATACACAAAATGGTTGAAAAAGTAGGTGGTCAATAATGCCGGAAAAAGTAACTAGAGAAGAAAAAATAATAGAACTAGCAATTGCTAAAGCAAGAGAAGTTAAGGCACTCCGAGATGGATTAACAAAAGACGAAATGCCAACAATTGAAAAAGTAAAGCGACCAAAGGCTAAAGCATCTAAACATGGCATTAAGCAAGACAAAGTTCATGCTAATGCTGGTGGAGAAGAATTTACTAGCGGTAAAATCAAAAAGGCCTTTGACAAAGCAAAAATGATTAAGTCTATTCGCTCGGCAAGAGCATTTGTTATCGAAGGAGATAGAAAGATTGAAAAAGAACTTGCTAAAGGTGTTTTGAATGAAGAAGAAACAAAAGCACTAAACGAACTTAAAAAACAAGTAGAGGCCGTTTATCAAATATTAACTAAGCAAATGAATATGCTTGCTAACGCCAAAGGTGGATTTGGTGATTTCAAGAAAGACGATAGAGATGTAGAATTTTCAGAAGAACAACAAAGAATGGCTGATGAGACTTTTGCTGCTTTACAAAGTGCTTTTAGTAAAATTAATTCGGAGTATTTAACTTCTCCTTTAGACAAACAGGCTAAAATGGAAAGAGATATGAGAGAAATTACCAAAGATTTGAAAGAATTAACTATGTTTTTTGGTAGAAGTTCATAGGTGAAATAAATGGCTTATCTTCTTGAAAAAGATAAGTCCACATCGGATGAAATTATTCGCTTATTTGAAAAAGTAAGAGTGGCTTATCTATCGGCTCGAACTGACCCGAAAGAGTACGGGTCTAAGTGGGAAAAAAGCGTAGATGCTATAACAGCAGCGTATGAAGCCACAAATGAACTTTCTAAAGAATTAAAGAATTTTATTGATATTTCTGATTTAGAAGCCGATGATTTAAAAAATCCACAATCCCAAAATGCAGAAAAGTTATTTGAAGCAATCAAAAAACTTAGATATTCTTCCGAATCTATTGAAGACCCTTTCGCTAAAAGGTTCAAAGGGGATGTTCTTGAAGCATTATTATCTTCTGTAGAAAACATGGTTAAATTTGTCCATTATGCTATGAGGAATGACAATAAAGTTCTTTCACCTGACATTTACGCTGTTAAAGACATGGAACCCGACGATATTACGGAGGGTCTTCAAGGACTTGACCTAGAAGTTGACGACATAGACCTCTATATTATTGAGCATTACGGGGATGGAAAAGACTCAAACAAAGTTGAATCAAAAGTAAAGGAAGCGATGAGCATATTAGAATTAATATTCTTATCCAAGAATGAAAAAGACGATTGGAGTTTCTTAGAAGATGTTGAAGGTGTTCCCGTTAAGAAATCAAAAGAAGAAAAATCAACAGAAGAAAAGTCACAATCTGATTTTATTATTCCTAATAAACCAATGTATAGAATATTTGAAATAGAAGACATGGAAGAACTAAAAGGTTTTACCGGAGACTACTATGTTCAAGAGAAATATGACGGGCTTCGTATTCAAATGCAAAAAATAGATAATAAAGTAAAGGTGTTTTCTTTTGATAAGAAAGACATAACATCAAAGTGTAAAGAACAAGTTCAAGAGATTTCTAAGAAACACTTTGGTGATTGTATATTAGATGGCTCTTTGATTCTTTTCAATGGTGAAGAAGCATTAAATAGGGCAGAAACTATTTCTCATGTGTATAAAGATAAAAACCCTGATGGTGTATTAAAAATGCACATTTTTGATTTACTAAGACACAATGAAAAGTCTTTACTTGAGGAACCTTTAGAACAAAGAATGACTACTATTTTTAATAATTATTCTGTTCACTCAAGCGAAATGCTTTCTTTCCCTTCTAAGAAAGATACTCGATTAGCAGACTCTTTGAAAGATATAGAAGAGTATGCTAAAGAAATTATGAAGATGCCAACAGCAGAAGGAGTTGTTATAAAAGATGCAACTTCTACTTATTATGTTGGTACTAAGAAAAACCCTAAATGGATTAAGTGGAAGAGTTTCGTCGATTTAGATTTAATTGTTCTTGATAAAAAGTCATCCGGTGGTAATTATTCCTATACATTAGGAGCAGGGCCAACAGAAGGAGAAGGTAAAGACTATCAAGAAATTGAAGGTAAAACATATATGGTTGTTGGAAAGGCTCTAAATACTAAAATTTCTGCGGATTTAGGAAGCATTGTTAGAGTTAAAATAGACCAAGTTAAGAAAGAAGGAGAAAGATACATTGTAAATTCTGCTAAAGTAGTTGAAATACCTGAAGCAAGACATCCAGATAAATTAGTTACTCTTGAAATTCTTGCAAAAGATGAGAAGAAAGCATTGAATTATAATGTTGAAGAAGTCAAAAAAGGAATATTAGTTACTGACCATATTCACGGAGAGGCATCTATTTTAATCAAAGGAGATATGGATGGCTTTACTATTTATGGATTTGAAGAAGATAATTTGATGGCTAAAAATGCTTTAGTTGATTTGGATATGTGGAAGCAACAAGCAGAAGAAATAATGAAAACTAAACAATCACGATTGACTGTTGCAGGATTTCAATTTATGAAAACAACTGGGCCTAAAACAATTAAAGAGATGCACAACTTTTTAGTAAAGAATCATAAAGATTTATACGAAGATATATTAGAAAGTAAATTAAGTAGATTAAAGGACTGGATGAAACAAAGGGATGGTATTTCTTTTGATGAAAAAACAAATAAACTATATTCCGAAGACGATAAAATACTACAAGAAGAAAATATTTTAAAATCATATAAAACTCCCAAAGAATATCAATCTGGGAAATTTAAGTTATATTTAAGGAATGATGACAATTTAAATCTAATAATTAAATTAAAAGACGAAACTCTAAATTGGTTAATTGATTTAGATGATGATGGAGATATATTTGATTTGTTTGGCAAAGCCGGAAAATTCCCTGCTATGATAGCAACCAATACATCTAAAAGAAAAATTATTGATGAAGGTAAAATTCGATTAGGTGTTCAAAAACATGGTTATCATGAGTATTTCTTAGAAGGAAATAAATTTGAGACTAAATTCAACATAAGAAAATTAAGAGTAGATGATAATGATATGTGGTTGGCTTGGTCTGGATATAAACAAACCCCCGCCGATGACGAAGGAGATATGGGATTATGGAATATCTATGAGGATAGGAACAAAAAATTACCCCTTCCTCCTAAAAAATAGCGAGTCTATTATATAGTCAAAGGGAATACGAAGGGTTGAGGAACATGAGCATAAGCGTTATGGCTACAAGGAATGATGATTTTAGCATTCTCAAAAGCAACGACGACTTAATGATTGGTGGATATGCAAGTATTGAAATCGTAGATAAACAAAACGATTTAATTACATTAAACGCATTAAAAGATTCAGTAACAAAGTTTATGGGAGACTCAAAATTTAGAAATGTAATGACTAATCATTCAAATGTGCAAGTTGGAGAAGTTGTTGATTCATATAGAGATAAAAACGGAAAATTATGGAAATCCGAAGTTGATGATGTTGGGTTCTTTGTTGTAATTAAATTAAGAGATGACATCGAAAAAGCAAAAGAAGTGGGGAGAAATATTCGCAAAGGTTCGTTAAGAAGTTTTAGCATTGGTGGACAGGCATTACAAAAAGTAAAGAAAAGCCACAAAGAATTAGGGGAATATAACGAAATTAGTAAGTTAGAACTCCACGAAGTTACAATATGTGAAAAAGGAATTAACCCCGAAGCGAAATTCGATATTTTAAAACAAGATATAGGAAGTGAAAAAATGAGTGAAAAACTAGAAAAAGCACTGAGCGAGTTGGACACCTTGTTAGAAGAAGTTAATACTCTTCGCAAGGAAGAAGAGGATGAAATGATGGAACGGGCATCTATGGCAGAAACCGCAGAAATGGCTGATGAAGAAGAAGACATGGATATGGACAAAGGAAACTATGAAATGGCTGATGAAGAAGAAGACATGGAAATGGGAGAATACCAAGATGATGAAACAAAAGCATACCTTCGTACCCTTGATGGCGCAGGAAACCAAATTGGCGAACCTGCCGACCGAATTGTAATTAACAACGGAAAGCCGACTTCTTCGGATATGCCAGTTGTTAAAGCATTTGAAAACAATGAATTTGATTCTCTTGATTTGATTAATGCAAACATCGAAAAGGCTTATGCTGCTTTCCGTGAAGAACAACTCGAAGCACTTGCCTACGATAATCTACGAAAGTCTTTTGAGTCTCGATTTGCCAGTGAACGAGCAAACCGTGAAAACATTCTCGCAAAGTCTCAATATGACGCAGCAAGTGAGATTTCTTCTCTTAAGGAAGAATTTACACAATTGCGAAAGTCTTTGACAGCCGAGAAAGATTCAATCATTAAGGCTCAAGAAGAATCTAAAGTAACCCTCCCATCGTTGAACGATATTGCAGAAATGGAATGGTCAGACATTCATAAGATGGTGAACAACATTTGAAGGTGATTTATTATGACAGGATATATTAATACAATAGCAGACTTAGAAGCGCAAACATACGGAATTAACAACTTACCTGCCGGTAATGCTTTATTGAAGCAAGCCGGTATGGTCGGCGGTATTCACACAGGACACGACGGTTCTCCGTCTTTGTCCGGTAGTGGAGTTAGTGATGTTTCGGCATTATACAACATCGTTTATGGACAAAAGGTTTGGTCTATGCTAAACCGAGAAGTTAACGCATTATCAATGATTGCAAAGCGACCTTATTCTTCAAGTGGTTGGAGAGTATTGAAAAGCCGACCTGCTGGCGGTAGTGGGAACTTATTCACTGTTGACGCAAGCGGAACAGAAAACCTTGCAGAATTAGGTTCGGATAGTCCAAGAGCAGATATGATTGGTGGTGTTCCTGAGAACGCTGCTCTTTCAACTGCTCAAGATGGATTAGGGCCTATTGCTCCAACTTATGCTCAATTAAACATGAGTCCAAAAGTTGTTGCACATCAATTCGATTTCAGTGAACTTGCTATGGAAATGGCACAAATTGATGACGGTATTGGAGATATTCGAGCGCAAATGCGTGAAGATATGGGTAAGCACCACGCAGAAGTACAAAACAAGATGCTAGTTATGCCATTAGAGCATTATGGTGAAAGTTCCGCTATGCCTAACATTGGGAACAACTATTCATCATTGTTGAAGGTTATTACATCAAGAGCAGAATTACTCCTAATTGATGGTGGAGTTCTTGCTACTGATACAACCTCCGCTTCTAACGCATTAGGTAAGATTTACGGTAGTGAGCGATTTAGTGCCGCTTCTTTCCTTGATGCAGAAGTTGATTTCGGAACAGACTATACCGCAGGTAATGTTCGTTCTTTAACTTTAACTCTTTTGAACAATATGATTCGTAACTTGCGACTTGCAGGTGGCTCTCCAAAGGTTATCCTTACTGGATATGACACTATTCAAACATTGGCTGACCTATTGCAAAGCCAAGAGCGATTTATGGATAGAAAAGAAATTGTACCAACAGTTAATGGTGTTCGTGGGACAAAAGGACAAGAAGTAGGTTTCCGTGTGGCAACTTATTACGATATTCCTCTAATTCCGGTTAAAGACATGACCGCTACTGGTGCTGCTTCATCCAAACTAAGTGATATGCTTTTCCTTGATACTGACCATTTGTGGCTATCCGTTATGAAACCAACTCAATACTTTGAAGATGGTATCGCAAACGGTAATCCATTTGGTGTAGGAACTTTGGGCAACCGAGCCCTTTACCGAACAATTGGTGAAGTCGGATGTTCATTCTTCAAAGGACAAGGAAAGATAACAAACATACAATGAGGTGATTAAGAATGGCATTTGCAACAGTAATACATTTAGAAATGAATTTAGAAGGAAACCGTAGATTAGTTTGCGGTCAAACAACGACAGACAGTACCGATGGGAACATTGAAACAGGACTTGCTCTAGTAGAAAGTCTTGTTTTTACCCATAAAGGTAGCGCAGAAGAAGCCGCAGCAGCAGTAATTAACGCAGATTTGCCACTTTCTAGTGGTGATGTAGCAATTCACTGTGTAAGCGGAGATGTTGTGTACTTTCAAGCAATCGGACAGTGAGGTGTTTTAATTGGCACTAGCATTTACAGTAACTTTATTGGGCGACCATAAAGGGATTACACGGCCTAAAGTAGTTGGCGACGAATATGTAGTTGATGCTTTAGTTGATGTAAGTTCAATAGTAGCGACAGGTTCAGTAATACCTGCTTCTTCTTTTGGATTATCTTCAATTACGGCGGCAGTTATTACAGGTCACGATAACGCTAATGGGCTACAAGCACAAATAGAATGTTCGGCAACAGGGGCTTATGAATCTAATAGTTCAATAGCACTGATGTTCACAAGTTTAGACGGAACAAACGCTACTGCGTCAAATGATGCCGATGGCGGTTCAGTCCGAATGCGTGTTTATGGCAACCTTTGAGGTGAATTGAATGGTAACAGTTCGATTGAGTGATAATTCATCAGTTCGTCGGCTTTATATAAATCCAAAGCAAGAAATAACAAGGGAAGAAGGGGTAGCCGTTCCGGTAAAATGGGCGGCTATCCGTCTTTCTGACCCTAATTACTTTTTTGTTTTTGAAGAAGCGGATAAAGAAGAATTATTGCAATTAAACGATAGGTTCCTACAATTGTTTTCAAAGGAAACAGGAAAGGAATTTTCCTCAAATAATGATTTAATTAAGGAATTATTACCCACCCCTAAGAAAACAATTCTACCAAAACCTTCTGTTAAGAAGTCTAAGACTCAAAATAAGTCTAAATCTACTTTAAAGAAGTGATTGAACCGACACATTAAATAGGAGGGTCTGACTTCCTCCAATTAGCGAAGTGATATTATGGTAGCAGGTTGTCGAAGTAGTGGTGTTTTAACAGCAGATAAATTGGTTGTAACAGGACAAGCAAAATTAATTAGCATTCATGCAGCAGAAGTTGGTGGTGCTGGCGCACCAGCATTAATTAAAGTGTATGATAGTACATCTGCTAGTGGTAAAGAAATAGCACGAATGGCTATAGGTGGCGAACAAACGCTTGAATTTGATATGCATGGTGTATTATGCACTAATGGCATTTTCTTTGAAGAAGTCAGTGGTGCAGTAGCAGTTTCAATAGAATTTTCTTGAGGTGATTTAATGGCCGCATTAAATAATGATACTAGATTAGTTATGACTATTTTATTTGTTGGTACTGTTAGTGGAGCAAATGTGTATTTTTACTCCGCTTACGGTTTAACTTTCCCATATGGAGCATTAGCACATTCAGTTCTTTTTGGATTGATTACAGTTGGTGGAATAATGGTAATGAAAGCATTATTTGATTTATCTTTAAATGATAGAATAGAAGTAAGACTATTAGATAGACAAATTGAATCACACTTTCAACGAGTAGCAAGAGAACAACAGATTAGACAAAAACTTAGAGATAGCATGAAACAATATGGTGTTCAAAGGAGAGAATCATGGAATACTGTTTATCCCGAACAACCAACTGCTTCTTTTGAAGAAAGCCAAATACCTAATGAATTTTTAGCAACCATCCAACAGTAGGTGGTTTAATTGGTTCTTGGCGATATTATGGGTTTTTCCGACTCGGATTACGCATATAATCAATCAAGGGCTCATTCCGCAGATATTTTCTTTATGAAAATGAGAGCGTGGTTTTGGGGTAGTTGTGCTACATTATCGGCATTACTCATAGGAAATATTATGGGTGTCTTTGATGTCAATATTATGGGTTCTTTAATTTCTTTAGTTAAATCAATATTCGGAGGGCATTAAATGTCAGTAATGGCAGGGTTCGCTATATTAATTACAGAAGCAGTAGTTTCATTTTATAAAAGAGTTCATGCTATAAATTTTGGTGTTTATGGTTCAACTATGGTGGGTAAAACAACTTTAAGTCATCAAATGAGAACTAGGGGAGAAGTACCACAAATAAACAAGAGAACAGTTGGTTTAGAAAGAGCAAGCAGAAAGGTAATTAAATTTGATGGAGATTCTCACACTTTAAAAAGTTCGGATATTGGTGGCGAGGCAATATATTGGAAAGAATGGATTAAAGACATGAAAAGCAGAAAAGTAAAATATATTATTTTTATGATAGACCATAGACATTTAGATTCTCCTGCAAACCTAGACCATCAATTAGCGTGGAAATTTTTAGTAGATACAATTATGTCAAATACATGGCCTAACGGAAAAAGAAAAAAAGAAGCAGATTATCCCATGGCAGTAAGTATATGGGCAAACAAATATGATATATGGGGAGAAAAATATCCATTGAGAGAAGGACAACAAATTGATAAACATGATATTTATGAACCATTTAAATATGGAATGCGCCAATTAAACGACAAAGGAATACCCACTTTTAAATATATTGTTTCTGCAAAATCTGACCCTGAAATGGTTTATAAAGGAATTACTACTCTAATAAGAGATTACTGAGGAATAACTATGTATCAACAACCGAATTTAATAAGTAGCCCGCAAACACAGAATTTATTTTTGCCTAAATTACAACAGTTTAGAGCATCAGGTAGTATAGAAGAATATACCTTTGATGCACTAAAACCGAAAAAACAATTAAAAGAAATAAAGAAAGTATTACTTCCCGAAAAGAAAAAATTTATTTTTAAATATGGATATAAATTTAATTTAAAAGATAGGTGTATTGTTTGTGGAATGCATCATATTTGGGAATCAAGTGATTATTTGCGACCTCCTATTCCTTTAGATAATGTTACTAAAGGAAGACCTATGCGTGGAACATATTGTCAAAAACATGCAGGTATTCATAAACAAATGGAAATGCTACAACAACAAATTTTAGCAGATGAACACGGTTTAGATTTCAAAGCATTTATACCTAGACCAAAAGTACCTCAAATGTTAAAAAGTGGCCCATTGAAAACATTGACTAGGGAAGATGTTTTATCCTTGTCCTCAACCGGATGGATTATAACGCCACCCGTAGTCAAGGATAATGAGGGCGAGATGGCCGAAGCGATTAGATTAATAGCGGAAATAGAAATTAATACTAAGAGACTACATTCAATGATGACAAACAGTAAAGGAGAGGAATAAACATGGTTTTTGGAACAAGTAATAAAGCAGTAATGGGTGCGGTACAAGCACAAAATGACCAACAATTTAAAAATGTAAATAACTTATTATCTTTACAAGATAATCATGTTGAAGAATTTTTTCAATATCATGGAGAGCAATTTTTATCTACCCTTGAAAAATTAATGGAAGATGTAGTTGAAAGAGTAGTCAGTCAAATGTTAGCAAAATTATCTTTTACTAATGTTGGCTCAAAAATGGTTATTGATGCAGATGCTATGAGAGATTATGAAAGAATTACTCAAGAGAATATTGATTTAGACATCCAAAGGATATTACAATCGGCAATTAACTCAGAAGTTGTGAACCAAAGGAAACTTGCTAAGTCGCAATATCTTGAATCTCAAGGATTTAGCGGTGGCGGTGGCATGAATCCGGTAGCACCGACAGCAGGTATGGCTATGGCCGGAGTTATGGGACAACAGCAACAATACAACCAAGTTCAAGGTGCTATGAATAATGGAACCGGCTACCCTATTCCTCCTTCGGGAACAGACGGATATGGTCGCCCATATTGGATTGACCCAAATAACGGGCAAATGTCATATGAACCTCCTTCAAGTGGATTACATCTTGGTTCTGCAATTCAAAAAGGTGCTGCTTGGGCTAAATGGTTAATGTGAGTGGATTAACTTGAAATTAACATATGGCCGAATAGACCGTGAAATAGAGGTCAATGAAAGTTTTATGTTAAAAGAAATGCTTACATATGTTTTTAAAGAATATTTAAATGACAAAAATACAAGGAGAATAAATACGCAACTTTCATTAAGAAGCATGAAAAATAATAATCCTAATGATTTTGACGATAAAAAAACCGAGTATAAAAATATTTATGATTCTACTTTAAAAAAACTAAAGGGAAGTGATGAACAATCTTTAAGAGTTTTAAGTAATAAAGTTAAATTAAATACAAAAGGTAAAGAAATTATAGACTATCTATATGAAATTAAGTCATCACCTTCGTTCAAAAATAATGCAGTTAGTTTTTCTGATTTGAATGATAATAATTTTACTAACCTTACTTTACAAACACCCACAAGTTCTGGGGATTTAAGAGCCAAAAAAAGAAAAGGTTTTGAACAAGCGGCCTATAATAAATATATGCAAGGTATTGAAATAGAAAAAGAAGGCCAAAAAACTGAAACAATAGAAAGTAAAAATAAAGAAGGTAAAAAAATAAAAGTCAAAAGGACTACCGATAAAAAAATTATTAAATTTAATGAATTTGGTTTAAATCCATTAAATCCAAATGAAAGAGATAAAGTTAATAAAATAAATTTTCTATATAACCTTGGTGTTAGACCAATAACTCTTACTAGAATTGTTATATCGACTAAAGGTAAAAGTGTCGCTTCAAAAGAAAGAAAAGTTGGTGGAAAAGAAGGAGAAATAAAAGATATTGGTAGAAAAACTACTGATATAACCGGAGGTGAAAAAGAATCAACTCCGAGTTTATTGAATACTAGAAGTAATAAGACTAAATATATCTTTGAAAGTATGTTTGACTTAGAACCAGTCGGAAAAAATCTACCTAATCGCAATAATGCTTCACAAGTTAGACTGTATAAATTTCTTGGAGATATTGCTCGACAATTTAAAAAACATCTTAAAAATGTTAAAGAACTATCTAAAAAAGCAAAAGAAGATGTTTATGAAATGGTTCTTTCTGAAGAAGATAAAAAATTTAATAAAAAACATTTTCCTGTAACTGAATATAATGATGAAGGTGAAATAAGTAATAACTATAAAAAGGTTGGAAACAAAACAATTGAGAGAAAATTAGGCGAGCGTAAATTAGTAGTTGAAAAGGACAGTTTTAAAATTTTATCTTTTGATGAGATAAATGAACTAAAGTCTATTTCTACAAGTTATGCTGGAAAAGGTGGTAAAAGTGTGGCTTCAGAATTTAAAGTACAAACTTTAGAAGACCTAATAAATAGCGTAGAACTCAAAAAAGATACAGATAAAGTTGATTTTAATAAATTTAAAAGGGCTATTAAAGTTTTGAGATTGCTACTTAACTTGTCCTCTACGAAACAAAGAAAAAAAGGGGCTCCTATCACTCTAGAAGGAGATTCCGCTAAAAAGTACAAGCAATACATTAAAGATTTTAATATAGAAATACAAAAAATGCAAAGAATCTTAACTTCTAATATAAAAGAATCAAACGCTGCAATATTATCACTAAAAGAAAAAAAGAAAAATTATGTTGATGAAAAATTAGAAAAACTTAAAACAAATAGAAAGAAGATTTTGACTACTCGAACTATGCCCGAAGAATTTAAAGATAAATATTATTTAGACCCAGAACAATCCAGTTCTAAAAAATACAGGCGAAAAAAATGGACTGAAAAAGATTTCTTTAATCTTTTAGAATCTGGTTTTTTTGGCCCAAAGGCTAAAGAAGGAACTAAGCCCGAAGATATGAGCGCAAAAGAAAGAAGAAGGTACGATTTGGAAGAGGCTTCTAAAACAACCCAAGTTATAAATGTAAGTGATAAAGAATATGAAAACTTTACAGATGCTAAAAACGCTAGAAAAGCATTTAATGACCCTAAAGGTTGGACAAAATCAATATTTGCTGAACCCTTTAGGGATATGTCTAACTTATATAATTTAGAAATAAGAGTTTCAAAAATTAAAACAGGTAAAGAAAGCCCTAAATATAAATTTGAAGTATTTAATTTTGGCACTACGCACGAAATAACTCAATCATCTGTTGACCCAAGAGCAAAAGGCAAAGAAGATAAAGCCAAATCTAGGTTTGCAGGTACAGTAAAAAGAGATAAGGATTTAATTACAGATGTCAATGTGTTTATAAATTCAGTTAGAACAAACATTGATAAATTGGAAAAATCATTACTAAGAGGTGTTTAAATTGGCAATAGCATCATCCCCAAGCGACTATACGGCAATAAATGTTGACTATTCAACAGGTAGCGGATATTACACTGATAAAGGGGCAGTAGCAGATATGCTACAAATACCCGCATTTTCAAGTTCTACTTATCCAACTCAAGCACAAGTAGGCGCAATAATAAAAAATATAGAGGGTATTATTGACGATAAGGTAAAGCGTTCTTATAGGCCAATTATTTACAGAAATGAATTTCATAACTTTGAATTTATTCGACACCCTATGCAATCGTATTATGGTGGCTATGTTGGCTTTGTTCAATTAGATACTTTAAAATTAAAAAAGGTTATTTCATTACAAGTTTGGCAAGGAAACAGTTATCAAGAACTTGCTTCTGCTCAAGCCAGTTTAACTCTTGATACATCGGGATATGCAAGCCTAAGAAGCATTACATTACAATTACCTAACAGTGGAGATTCTTGGGTATTGTATCATCATGCCGAAGGTTCATTAGCCGCACACAATACTTTTCATAATGGTTTTGGTTCAAAAACAACTGCTCAAGAAATTTGTCATTTAATTAACGAAGAATACCCATCAAAGACAGCACAATTTACAGGTGCTACAAGAGACAAAGTATTGACTTCTTCACCTAATGGCCTAAACATAAGTGATTTCTTCTATGCAAGCACAGACCCCGATAATGGTAATAAAGTGAACATTTCTAGCCTTTTAGCAGGTGAAGATGGCTCATTTTGTACTATTACTCTTGCAGATAAGGCGGGTCAAACATCAAGCACACAGTCGGTTGCGTTCACTGATATGCAGGATATGAAGAGACTTGGTTCTTTTTGGAGTATAGGCGATGAAGGCCGCATTTTCTTCTTAAGAGACTATCCTTATCATACACAAAATTCAATCATTTGTACTTATATTGCGGGTAGTAGTCGCGTACCTTCGGCAATACACAAAGCCGCAACAATGTTAGTTGCAGCAGAATTGCTTAGACATGACGACCAAACAATTTTAATCGCTGAAACTGGCAGTAATATTTCAACGAAGGAAAAGTATGATATACTCAAGAAGGAAGCAGATGATATACTCAAGGGCAAGTCCGACTTGGTGTTTTTATTAGATTGAAGGTGATTATATGGATTGGTTTGATATAATAAAACAAACAAGAGTACAAAACATAGAAGGTTTGATTAGGGAACTTTACAAAGTAACTGCTAACCCAAATGCACATCAAAACATAAAAGGACAATTAACTGAAGATAAATTAAATGCGGCTATTGCTGCCGCCAAACAAAAAAATGCAGGGGCATTGAAGCCATTCAATACACAACAAGCAATACAACAAGCAAGAAACCCACCACAACAAACACAACAA